CTTAAGACTTAGACTTGTGAAGCAATAGTAGCAGACTAACCAAAAGATGATTGATTTTCATCTGAGCATAGCTTCACTTTCTATTTATATTTACAAGATATTTTTATTTTTTAGAGATTTCTTCTAAAGTTTTTAAATCTGCTTTTACTAATGCTAGTATTTTTCTGCATGGAATCGTATCTTGTGTCTTTAGATAATGCAGTAAACATTTAGATATTTCTACTGACCTTGAGGACTCCAGAAAACTGGTACTCTTTAAATCTTTGTTAAATAAGAGTATTTGTTGCAGTAATGCACCAAGGCACGTTGCAATCTCTTCTGGCTCTAGTTTATCTTCTTTTACTATGTTTATATATAACTTACTTGATTTATTATTATATGACTTCCTTAACTTCTCATAGAATTTTCTAATATTTAGTTCTCTATGATCGTTAATAAATTTAATTACTGATAAAGGTGGGTCTATTGTGCTTAATGTTTGTGTTATTACATCATCACAATCTATACCCTTATCTCTTAATTCAAATAATAAATTTAAACATTCTTTCTTACTAATTGTACTCATTATCTAAAACACCTCTCTTTGATACAATCAACTGATATATTTTATTTAATTGTCTGACATATCACCTGCACCTAATTCAGCAGGTGTTGGTAGTGAATCATCTTCGTCTGCGGAAGTTGATATTTCTGTATTATCGTCATCTCCGAATAAATCACCTAAAGATGTATCAGGTGATGGACTATCTTCTCTTTCATCTAGTATTGAATCTATATCAGAATCATCAGATTTTCCAAAATCACTATCTTCTGACTCTTGTTTCACCATCTTATCTATCTCATCTTGGATATAATCTAATACCTCTGTATTATTTATTGCTGAAGATAGCATTGACTTTAAAATCTTAAACTTAACAGATTCATCCTCAACGTCACTAATTAAGTCCATTACATCTCTTACAATACCAATCTCTGAAATTCTAGCCTCTCTCTTATCTAACTCTTCCTGTGAAACTGGTTCTTGCATTCGTAATGTAAACTGATTAACATATCTATCAAGTCCTCTGTCTAATAACAGAATATTAATAGCATCTGTTAAGGTTTGAACCATAACTGACTGTATTCTCTTTATAGTCTTTGCATACCTAGATGACACAATACTTAATGATGTACCACCGTTAAAACCTGTAGCATCATCTGTATCACCTAAAAATTGTTTAGGTATTCTTGATGCCGCATAAAATCCATTTTTAAAATAGTCAATATCTGCAATATCTTTTATGTTTACATCACCGCCCAGTTGCTGGATATTGATTGCTCCTACACCTTGATGTGTTGGAACATAAACATTATTCTCCATAGGACCTGGGTTTGTATATTCAGACATATTACCATCTATGTTAAGTGAAGCCTTCTGCTCTAACATAGTCTTAATTCTCATTAAGTAAGGCTTAACTTGTTCCTTCGGTAGATCTGCTGTTTCTACTTCAATTACCCTTACCAATGAACTCTTTGTCAATCTGTTTAGAAGTAAAGAAGATTCTAATAGCATTATCTGTCTCCACTTTTTATACATAGATGCAAGGATTGATTGACCTCTCCTTACTGTATAAATAGTGGCTTCTTGTGCTGTTATTTCATCTTTATCATTTAAGAATATCTGAATTTGCTCTGGAGTTCTTGAAGCATTATCCTCTAATGCTCCATGTACGTGACTTACTGCATTATATACTAAAACATCTCTTCTTCTAAATTTATATAATTGAGTAAGATTGAAAGCGTTCATAGGATCGCCTTGCATTGTAGGTAAATTGTTTGCTTTTACATATGCATAGCTCTTACCAAATTTAGTAAGCTCAAACATTTCAGCAGGATTAGGTACAATATCAATGTAATTAACTAGCCTATCATCATTGCTATAAGCTACTATTCTAGCCTCTTCTAGCTTTTGTACTTCTTTATCCTCTGACCCTACTTCTAGCTTATCAAACTTTTCATTTAATTTAGTTCTTTCTTTATTAGACAGTAAGTCATCTTCAAAGTCTGATTCTCTAAATAGCTTTAAGTATACATCACCATATTTTACAAGTGAGTACATCCATTTATAGATATGTTTATCAATCCTTAAACTATCAAGTAAGAACTCAACATATGCAGTTACCTCGGATTCTTCAGCTTCTACCCAAACAATTTGACCGTTCTCATTTGTTTCCGTGGCATCTTCTGTATATATTTCAAGCATAGCAGAAATTACAGGATCTTGTGCCATTGTATCTAGTGTTTGATATAGTGACTCCCTGTTTTGTGCTAGATTACTTAATGCATTTATAGAAGATATATCAACTTGCGAGGACTGTACTGCCTCACCCATCAGTTCCCAAAACTCATCAGTATAATCAATTCCTATATTTCTTTCTGGAACTGGCCTTGGTGTGTATTTTGTATTTTTATTATTCTTCGTCTTACTCATTTACCACCCTATATTATTATTCCCTCGTAAATGAAAAAATCATCAGATACGGAATTATTTGTATTATTTTCTTCTTCTGTTTTATTTACAACATCTGCTCTAAATTCATTAGAAACTCTCATTAATTCTTCCTCAAAACTTACAGTCATTTGTTGTGCATCTGACTCAAGAACTGTGCTTGGCATTGATGATATATCAATAAGTGCTTCTAAAGTATCTCCATACTCAAAGTCAAATTCCTCAGCATGCTGACTAGCGTTCCAAACACTGCCACACAAAGAGTCGCACGAGTCTTTTGAATTGATACCAGAACTAGTATGATCAAGTTTACCAGTATTATTATTTCTTTCTAGTCCTATAAGCTCTTCTACTAATAATTTATTATTAAATAGCTGTATTCTTTCTTCATAGATAACACTTCTTAACATTTGATAAGGTTTACATATTCTATCTGTATCAACCCTATCTACTGATATAATTGTTGTGTTAAATCCGTGTGCTTGTAATTGCTGTAAAGTATCAGCACTCTGAAAAGTATCTGAGCTTACTCCCTTTATATTAAAGCCTAATTCTTTTAGTTGATATATAAAATTTCTGTTCTTTTCAAAACTAATCTGAAACCCTTTCGGTGCTTTTACCGATACACAAAATGCAGGTCTGTATAATAGGTCTTTAGACATGTTCTTTTCATCTGTACTTGGTTTCTTTCCTAATATCCATGTACCACAGATACCTGTTTTATCTCCGCTTATAGACATATCCATATGAATGTATAATGGTTTATTTAATAAACTCTTATCTATTCTATCTATATCGAAATAATCTATGTACTGTGTAGTATCTTCAGGGTTATTTCCTACTTCAATAACATCTCGTATAAAAGCATTTTGTATTTCGTCTGATCTTACTTTCGCTATTCTTGGTCCAGAGAAATACCTACTACTACTTGATGTACTTATTCCCGCTATATCTGTTAATGCTATATCTATATCATCAATAAAGTTCTCATAATATCCCATAGGAACATCTATTAATGTATATCCTCTATCTCTATATATCTGTAATTCTTTTTCTGTTACATCTAAGGGAACTACTTCAGATGATAAGAATTTATTACCAACTGCTACTTTAAATTTTATTGGACTGTCTTTATCTTCTCTGATTACCCATTGCGGTTCATCTACAATCTTTGTTGTTCCTAAATCATTCTCTTGCTTTTGCTTGATAAAGGTTTCCATGTATGACTGCTCTGTTCTTTTAGATGAAGCTAGTACCATTAATGTTGGATTAACTTCACCTTTCATGAATCTTGACTGCATACGGGCTAACGCAGTATTTACTAATGCTTTAGCTTGTTCTTTTTGTTTTTCTACGTCTTGATTATTTCGGAAGCTGACCTCATCCTGGAAGCAAAAAAATACAGCTCGACCGATTATGTGTCTACTTAAAGAACCTGCTATAAGCTCTATTCCTTTAGGTGGATGCCACTCTTGATTTACTGTTCCTGTGACTGTTCCCTTCTCCATGAACCAATCAGAACTCTGTAATAGCTGTTGCATTTTATCCCATGCGACACCTTTAGATGCATCTAAAGTGATATTCATAAATGCAAAAGTTATTTTATCTATCGGCTGTAGTCCATAATATACATACGGATTCTTTAAACATAACATTCTATAAAGTTCATAAAGTCCGCAAAGTACCGCCATAAAAGATTTTCCAAGACCTATTCCACCTGAAAGTGCTAAAATATTGCATGTTGCAGGCTTTAATGGGTCAGGAAATATCTCTTTTAAAGTTTTCTGCCAATAACGATATACAGTAAAGGTCCCCTCTTCATTGACGAGACCCTTACCTAAATATCTTTTATCTTTTAAAAATGTTTCTATATTTACAGGAATTTCATCATAGTCTTTTTCTAATAACTCATTATATGTATTAGATTTCCCTTCTTCTGTTACTTCCTGTAATATTTTTAATACTTCTTGCTTCTCTTCTTCTGTTAAGTCTTGAAGTAATTCTAAATTATTAACACCTTTTATATTTTCCATTTATCTGCTGTTCTTACATTTGACATTGATATTTTCCATTGTCCATTTGTATAGACATATGGTAACGTCAATTTCCATGCGTTATTTGTATAAACATATGAAGTTGATATATAAGTTAATACTGAATATAATTTTATTACTTTTCTATATTCTTTCTTACCGTCTATAGTACAACCATTATATACAACATCACTTGGTTCATTTTTAGTATATGGCTTAAAATAATCTACAGTTGATTTTGTTAAGCCCCAATACTTATTATTTAAATAATCTTCTTTATTTATTGGTAAACCTGGTTTTATATAAATATCGCCTAAAGTATCTGCTAAAGTAAAAGGCTTTTGTTGCTTGAAACTCCAACCCTCTAATCTATACCCTTTTTCTAAATAATTACCTACTCTAAAATCACCGCTAATATAAGGTAATTTCTCATTAGGTATATTGGTTAAATCAAAGTCATCTGCATATGTGATATTTTGTACAATACCAATTAGTTTACCAGTAATACTATCATATAATTCTATTGTATTATCTGACGTAGCTTCAAATTGAGCATACACTTTTACATTATATAAATATTCTAACTCAATATGATCAGAACCAGAATAGGTAACTCCGTCATATCTCCAACCTAATGAATGATATCCGTCTCTTTTTAGTTTATTAGGATTAACAATCTTTGTCCCAAATGGTATCTTAAATACATTTTTTCTTAAAGATTTAATTCTTACTTGAGAATTATCTTTACCAATAACTATAAGTTCTTTTATCTCATCTAAATCTTCTTCTGTTCTTCCACCATTAAATACATACTCATACTCAAACTCTTTTGGTTTCCAAATTGCATAGAGTGTAGTATCTTGATTTATATTTGCATCTAATTGACTTCCAGCTTGATATTTTCCGACAGTTGCATTTCTATCTACATCCCAACCTACAAACTCATATGAAGAAGAATCAGGTTTAACTGAACTAATTGTGTATGCCTTATTATACTCTTTTGTTCCGTTTGCAATCTCACCTGTTAAATTTATTAACTTCTTATCTTGTTTGTTTAAGTCATACTTGATAGTATATTTTGCAGGTGCAATAGATTGTAAATAAAACCTAATTTGGAAAGTTCTTCTAGTAGTATTATACCATGCAAAATTACCGTAAACCTCAAAACTTGCTGTTCCGTCTGCATTAAAAGGTACTTCAAAAGAACCACTTGCCCATTTAGTACCTAATATATTTACCCATCTTCTAATACCAGTATAGTTTCCGTTGGTGTCGAAAAATGTTCTACCATTTCTATTTCTATCTAACCATGAACCTGAATCTGTGAAACCTCTGTATACCGTTCCGTTACTACTCCAATATGAGGCAGGAGTTGCTACAGGTGTCCACCATGAACCCCAACCCACTCTCAGTTGCAAGGTTTGAGTACCGTGACACACGTTATACGTTGGTGGTCTTGCATTATCACTGCTAATAGTAGTCATGTTCCAATACACTGTAGCTACTCGTCTATTATAATCATAAGAAGAGGTCCATGAGAATTGTTGTCCTTGTTGTCTATAGTAGTCTGTTGCTACATAATTTGAACCGCTAAACATTTATTAATCCTCTAATATCTTAAAATAGATATCTCCTTCTTGTGGAGTGCCTACAAACCCATGACCAGGATCTTGTGTTCCATACTGAAATCCTAAATTAAATTTAGCTACCTGTTTTGTTGTTGCATTAGTTCCACCATTTTCAATTGGCAAAGCAATCCGAGTACCCAAAGTATCATTAGCACCTCTTACAAGCACTTCCACTTTACTGCTTGTGTCCTCTACTAAACTAGGTAATCTAAATTTTCTTATATTTATATTAATAGAGTTGTTACCTTTAGTATTTGTGATAGTATCATCAGTAATGTTTAGATCACCAACATTACCCTTTTCTTCTCCACCCACTCTCCACACAAAGGTCTCTTCCATATATTTCTTTAGCTTTGCATAACTATCAGCAGTTAAAAAGCTTTCTAAAGATGATTTATCTCTATTCTGTAATAATAACTCTAGTGTTCCGTTATTATTAAGTACTAGAGGAATATAGAATATATTATTGTCAACTAATAGTGCATTTGCTCTATAGTCATATTTTTTACCATCAATCGTTAATGAGTAATCATATCCAATAATTACTTCATCCTTTTTAACCTCTTCTTTTACAATAGCAGTACATTGTACCTTTTTAAAACTAATATTATGATCTGCTTCTTCTGAAAGAATGTTAAATAACTTTGTATCAGTATTTACCTCTAGTACTGCTAATTCATTATTAGCTAATACTTCCTTATTTCTTGTGCCTTGATAATTAAATAAAATACCCTCACCAATAAAGTTAAGGTTATTATTTGAACCAAAATCCCACTCTTTAGTGTCTGGATAAAGTTTAACAGGTGTGTCTTTTGCTAACACACCTGCATAATTATCCGCACAAAAATTTAATAATCTTCTTAATTCACTTGAGTTTAATTTTTCATTCTTTAAATTGTATATTAGAAAACTCATTTATTATTCCTTTAAATCTTTAGGATATTCTGTCATAGGATTAGGTGCAAGAGTAGGTTTTTTTCGCTCTTCTCGCCACTTAGTATCTTTTTTTGATACTTCCTGTAGATATCCTTTATTCCTTAATTCCCATAAATACTCATTATAGTAATTAAAATATTCACCATAAAAATGATTGTATTTATCTTTCATAAGACATTCCTTTATGCCATATAGTCTGACTGAAAATCTTCCATTCTAAAGATATGTGACAGATAATCCGCTAGTTCATTGCTTGATAGGTAGTCAACAAGCTCATCATAGATATCCCTTGCACCAACTAACTGAATAATTTCACCTAACTGCTCATAATCATCATCATAATCATCTGATAAATCATATATATCAATTAAAGTTTCTACAAAATCATGTAGCTGACTAGAGTCCATGCATTGTGCAATTGCTCCCACCGCATGTGCAGAACCTACTGTCTCTCTATATTCTTGACCTGCATCAAATGCATTTATTGAGTCTACATATGCATAGGAATCAAAGGCGCTCTCAACTAATTTCATCTTTTTTAGTTCAGGGCTCTTTGGCATTTCTGTCTCTGTTTTTACGTCTGCTGTTTCCCTGTTGGCTTCCATAGCATCTTCATAATCTTTCTTAAACTTATCATGGTCATCATTATGAGTTCTCATAGGAATATCAACAACTGTTTCTAGATCATCAGGCACATTGTCGAAGTTCTCATTGAGTGAATCTTCAACTTCTTCTTTACCTACCTCTACTTCTTCTGCTTCTGGAGATACTTCCTTTACAGTCTCCTGTAGCTGTCCTATCATTTTATGCTCGTTCTCTAGTATTTCTTTAATTAGTCCTACAAACTCTGACCTACCGCACTCCTCAAGTGTGGTCACAATGCTATTTAATTCTCTAATATGCTCATACTTTGTGTTGATTGCAGAAATAATCATATCTGCTACTGCTGAATTAGTCTTATCTGTCATTCTTATGTACTAGTCCTTTCAAATAAATCTCAATCTGTCTAGCATCATCCGTATTTTCAATAAACTGTTGTAATGCTCTCTTATCCTCTGATGACAGACTTTCTTTAATTAAATTATATTGTTCCTCTAACTGATATTGCTTTCCGTTCTTTAACCATGCTCTCTTATCTGCGTTCTGAATTGCTTCGGTTAATGTTTGAGGCTCTAATACTCTTGTTGTTAATGTACCGTTACCATCTGTATCAAAATATAAATCTCTATCAATCTTATACAATACTGTCTCAAGTAAATACTTCTCTAATTTTGATAGATAGTCTGGTTGTAGATTAGTCGAAATAGTAATCTCTGTATATCCACCCTCACTCTCCATATCAATATCAACTAAGTCATAATCTTCTAAAATATTATGCTCCTCGTAAAATTCCTGAATTGCTTCAAATAATTGTAGAGTAAGGCTACTTGATGCTAAACTTTCTCCCATTCCACTAACATCTGCACTTGAGGAATTATCTGCTGTTGAGTAATTAAACTCTTGAATCCCTTCAGCCGCATCTCCTAGAAATGGTGATAGCTTGCTTCTCTTTGTTCTTTCTCTTGTTCTTCTAATTGCTTCTTGTTGGTTAATCATTATTTACCTCAATAACTCCCCTATAGTTCTTCCTATACCATCAAATTTTCTTCTAGCTATTAATGATTTATACATAGATGTATTTTCTTCATCAACACCCATCTTATAATATTTATCTTTCTCTAATGCACAATAATATAAATGCTCTTTTATCTCTACATTTTCTAAACATTTTGGTGTCTTTAATACATATTGATAACCTAAATGTGTAGCCGTTAATGCATACAAGCACTGCATGTCTGTAATTTGATTACTTGCAAATAAGGCTATAATATCAAATAACTTATTATCCGCCATAGGTGCATACACATAGTCTGCTTGTGCAACCTTTGCCTGTATTGCTTTTATTCTAGGATGATCTGCGTAATGTGGTATCTGATCTCTATACCAACATATGGCAAGCATCCAATCAACTGAAACAGTAAACTTAGCTGGCTTTAAGTCTGTCTTATCAAACACTAATACATATAAAGAAGAGTTAGGTTTATCTGCTACGAACATTCCTGCTTGTGCTAATGATTCTCCCATATAAAATCCATCAGAAAAATCATTACTCTCTCCAGATACATCTAGTCTAATATCACCTTTGATATTTACCCCTGAACCATGTGCTAATACTAGCTTATTCTTTCTTTTATTATATCTATCTACTACTTCTTGCCATGAGATCTCGTTTAAATTTAAACCTTTCTTATATGCAAAGTTATATATATTCTCTAACTGCATTTTAGTAGGTTCTTTAATACCTTTATAAATATCTAAAATCTCTTCTTTTGTATTACCTAGTGTATTATAAAACTCATCATCTGTCAAAGTTTCAAAGACTTCAGCTATTACTCCTAAGTCATTATCTAATCGTGTAAACTGTTCCATTTCTACCTCTATTTTTAAATAGTTGTTGAGTGCATTTTAACTTAACGCATTTATTTACGTTTTAAGACATTTTATTTTATTATGTATACTTTTATACTTAATATATATTTTCTCTTTACCTAGGTCAACCTGGCAAAGCCTGTGACGTCTATGAATATATTATGTATATAGGACTTTCTAAAAGGTCATAATAATATAATTTATACTTATTTCTACTAATATTTACACTTAAGTTATTTTTATTGAAATTAATTATAAGATTTTATCTAATAAGAGAAAATAGATTGAAAAGAAATAAAAAATAATTTTATTGGTAAACTCGCCTATATATAATTTATATATAAGATACTTTAGCTAAAATAATACTTTAGATATATATTCTTTAGGTAGGAAAAAGGATATGGTGAAACTTGTTTTCACCACCACCGTAGGTGGAAGGCAGATGTATAAAACAGTATCTACTTTAGTAGTGTACAATTCAATTGTACGCAAACTACCTATTAAGTATAATATATATAGTCCCAACTGATAATTTAGAAAGATTTAATTTAACCTTAATAAACTATCATATCTAGTTATTTGACTTCTAAAAGGTGAATTACTTCTTTTAGAAGCTCGATAACAATTACTTTCTTAATAATCATTATCTATATATAATTATTTAATTAGATTTATTCTAATTATTTTAATTATTTTTAAGTTTTTTCTTAATTTACAGGATTTTTGATTTTTTGTAAAAAACTGAGGTAAGTATTGGAATTTCAACGGAAATCAACGATTTTTGAGTCATTTTTTCTGTGAACTGATTATGAATTTTATATATTTTTTTACACACACAATCTTCACTATTTCTACATATTTATCACAATCCCAACACAATTCAAACGAAGTTTCAACGGTTACAAAGGATTTGTATGCTATTTAATTGCGTGTTTAATTAATTGTGTAAAATAGATAATAATTTTATTGGTAAACTAATTTTGTATACAATTTAAGACGATGTATACAAAAATGTATACAATCTGTTCAATAAAAATACATAATAATTAATAAATATACAAAAATAAGTAAAAAAAATACACTCAATAAAGAGTGCATTGCTTATTTATTTATTATTTTAACTTCATTAACTGTTACATCGATATTATATTTTTCAAACATTTTTAAAATTCTGCTCTTAAGTGTTTTTGTATTAATTACCTTGCTGTAATTTATTATTTGTAGTTCATTAATAGTACATTCACTCAGCCAGTAGTTGTGATGTGTTGTATCAAGCTGACTTATTTTACTTGCTCCCTCAGGAATTTTAATCTCCACAACATCAATCTCACACTCAAACATATTAACAGAAAAGTGTTCACATTTAGTATAATTAATTTTATCAATGTGCAAATAAGTCCACAGAGAAACAAACGGTTCATTATGTATTACACAATCACTAA